AGACAGTCACCTTCCCAGGCTTTTTAAACGCACAGGGCAACGAAACAGGAACTTTGTTGGTTAATGGTGTTCATGCGGTCGCTGACACAACTATAGCTATAGATGGGTTTGCGGGTGATGGTGCGGGTAGACTCAAAGCGGGTGATTTTATCAAGTTTGCTCACGATAAGGTCTATATGGTGGTTGAAGATGCAACGTCATCTAGTAATGCGTCAACAGTTACAATAGAACCACCCCTCAGAGAAGCACTAGCGGATAATAGTGCGGTTACTTATGATTCAGTACCTTTTACAGTCCACCTAACAAGTGACGTTCAAGAGTTTTCGACAGGGCAAAACGACAAGAATGGAAACTTATTATTTAATTATGAGTTCGATGTAATAGAGAGTTTGTAAATGGCTAGAGGGTTAACAAGTGCAGTAAAAACAGAACTAGCCACAGGAAATATTGAACCAGTTATTTTATTAGAATTAGGTTTCGGAACGCCAGTATATTTAACAAATGCAAGCTTTGACATAACATCAAGCGTTTCTGGAACATCTAGAACATATCAAGCAAACGGACATTTTAGAGGAATAACAGGGGTAAGCGAAACAAACGCACCTTCAAAAAATAGTCTTATCGTTAATCTTTCTGGTGTAGACCAAACCTATATATCCATAGCACTTAACGAAAACATAATTAACGATAATGTATTTGTTTATAGAGGGTTTTTAGATGCAAACCTTGCACTAATAGCTGACCCATTCCTGTTATTTTATGGAACAATAGACGAATATAAGATTACCGATACCACAACATCAGCGAGCATAAACCTAACTGTTACGTCACATTGGGGTAATTTTTCTAAACAAAGTGGGCGAACAACGTCAGACACTTCACAAAAAAGGTTTTTTAGTAGTGATAAAGGCATGGAATTTTCCGCTTTGACTGTAAGCGACATTAAATGGGGTCGGGTATGAGTAGTGTTCATATATACCAAGCAGAGAAAAAAGATTTCCAAGAGGTCTTTGATTTATTGATAAATTTCAAAGAAGTGGATTTAGTTGATGTAGATTTACCCAAAGTAGATAAGCCAAAACTTAAAACGTTTATTGATTTCATTTTACAAAAGGGCAAAATTATTCTTGTGAAAGAGTTAGACCAACAGGAACTTATTGGCTGTTGCATATTTCATAAATCAGAATATTGGTTTAGCAAACAGGAACTAATAAACATAAATATTCTTTATATTAAAAAACAATATAGAAATTTTAAGCTAGTAAAAACGTTGATAGATAGCGTGAAAAATGTGGCTGATGATTTACCTATAGTCATGGGGGTCACAACAAAAATAGAAATAGGTGCGGTGTTAGAAAAACTTGGGTTTGAAAATATGGGTGGTAACTGGAGATTGGCATAAATGTGTGGTTTTATTGGTGATTTTCTTGATGATGTAGGCGATTTCGTAAGGGATGTAGTTGATGTAGTCGTAGACGTAGTAGAAGACGTTGTAGGGTGGCTAATACCACAGCCAGAAATACCAGAGTTCGGGGATGACTTTGCAGAACAGCAAGCACAGGGAATATTAGTCAATAAATTTAGGGCAAACGCTTCTATTCCTGTTGTATATGGCACAAGAAAAGTCGGTGGTAATGTTGTATTCTTGGAAACATCGGGAACAGATAATCAATATTTATATATGGCTTTGGTTCTTAGTGAAGGAGAAATAAACAGCGTAGAAACCTTATTTGTAAATGAAAACCAAGTTACTCTTAGCGGAGCATTGACCGATGGCACACAAAGAACAGTAGCTAGTTCCGATTCAAACTTCTTTGCTGATTCTAGTTTAATTACAGTAGAAGCACATTTAGGAACAGATTCACAGTCAGCATCAACCCTATTATCTACACTTACTTCATGGACTTCAAACCACAGATTGAGAGGGTTAGCCTATCTAGCTCTAAGATTTGAATGGAACGCTGATAAGTTCGGGTCATTGCCTAAAGTGCAAGCGATTATAAAGGGTCGGAAGGTCTACAATCCTAATCTTGATGGAACAGTTACAGGGGGTAGCGGTAGCCACAGGGCAGATACAAGCACAACATGGGAATATTCTGATAACCCTATATTACAGCTATTAGACTATCTCAGAAACGATAGGTTTGGCATGGGTATTCCAAATAGTTATTTTGATAGTAACTTTGCAGATTGGCAGACCGCCACAGATGTTTGCGATACAAATATCACACCTTTTAGTGGTGCAAGCCAGATTGATTTGATGGACAGTCATGCGGTGGTAGATACGTCAGTAAAAGCAATAGATAACGTCAAAAACTTTGTAAGGGGGTCTAGGTCGTATTTAAACTTTTCGGGTGGTAAATATAATATATTGGTCGAAAGCACAGGCACAGCGTCTATAACGCTCACAGAAGACAATATATTAGGCGGTATTACAGTCCAAAGTAAAAACAAGAACTCACGATACAACAGGGTTATTGTAAACTTTATCAATCCAGATAAAAATTATCAGTCAGACACAGCACAATTCCCGCCAGTAGATGAAACAGGGTTAGCATCGGCAGACCAACACGCCAATATGAAAACCGCTGATGGTGGTCTTTTATTAGAGGGCAGATTTGACTTTTCTATGTTTACAAGTCCATATCAAGCACAGGAAATGGCAGAAATAATATTAAGACGCTCAAGAACTAGCCTAGATATATCTCTTAGAGCGGATGCAACAGCCTTAGACCTAGCCATAGGGGATATAGTAAACGTAACCCATGCAACCCCTAGCTTTTCCGCAAAACCCTTTAGAGTACAGGGAATGTCGATAAACACAGACCACACAGTAAGTTTACAATGTTCAGAGCATCAAGATAGTTTCTACACATTCGGTACACAACAGGAAGTTGCAACAATACCCGATACAACACTACCGAACCCCTTTTCAGTACAGCCACCCGCCAGTATTACACTAGCTGATGAACTGGTAGAGTATGCTGATGGGATTGTTATCACAAGACTGCTAATTACTATTGGAGCGTCTACAGACCTTTTTGTGGATAATTATGAAGTGCAAATAAAGCAGACATTAGACCCAGATGGAAACGCTGTAACTGATTCGTTTCGAGAAATAGCAGTCGGAAAAATTCTGGAATATCAACACCTTAATGTGATTGATGGTGCAACCTATCAAGTCAGAGTTAGAGCAGTAAACACTATAGGGTCTAAGAGTACTTTCATATCAACTACAAGGGCAATAGTAGGGGGTGTTGAACCGCCTAGCAATGTAGAAGATTTCGGGGTTGAGTTGCATGGCCAAGACCATCTAAAACTTACATGGACTCCCCCTTCAGCAAATAGCGACTTGGATATATCTTTTTATGAAATACGCTATCAAAATGTTACAACTGGTGCTAACTGGCTAAACTCTACAAATCTTGTTAGATGCCCTAGAAGAAAGTGCGATAATGCAGTAGTACCCGCCAGAGTAGGTTCATATCTTATCAAAGCAGTAGATAAAAACGGCAATACATCGGCAGAAGCTACCATAGTCACAACAAATATTTCAGATATACAAGCCTACAAACAAATATCAACATTCACGGAAACGCCCGATATTTTCACGGCTTCAGACCAAATGGACGCAACATTTCCGCTTGCTGTTAAAATAGACCCATCGGGGGATGTAATATTATCGTTAGATACAGTCACTAATTTTGACGATACAGTAGGAAATTTTGATAGTGTTGAAGGGGATTTTGAGCTAGGGGGAACAGATACAACGTCAAACCCAAACTTTAATAATACAAACAGAGATGCAAAAGGGTTTTACAATTTCACTAATTCTCTTTCACTTACACAAATATTTGATGGCAATATAGAACCATCAATAACCCTAGACGCAGAAAACCCTTATGATTTGTTTGATGGTGGTAGAGGTGCGTTATTATTCGATGAAGCCAAAGCACCTTTTGATGGAACGGAACAAATACACGCTTTTCATAGAGTGCAGATAGCCACATCAACTA